ATACGCCATTTATTATTACATGAGAATATTAATCTAACTATAGGTTCCGCCACCACCTCGCACACGACCACCACCTCTGAGACCTCTCACATCCCCGTCAGAGCCAATTCCAGCGAAGGCTTCTAACTGGACACCCCTCGCATCAGGGTTGCAAAACTTTGAATCACTCTTACACATGGGGGCATTCTTGGGACCATACAACCACTCAGCAAATTTGGTTTGATCGCCTGGAATTTTTGACACGGGTGCAGTAACAAACTGACGCTCAAAAGCGTTACGCTTGTACATGGGTAAAGTGGAACGAGAACGTCCAGAATCATAGGAAACTTGATCACCACTGAATTTTTTAATTAGGGGTTGGGCTGTAGCATAATAGCAGGCTTCCAGACGATTAGGGGCATCTGTGTAATCTGTCATGAGCACGTTACCAAGGGGATTTTCCTTAGTGGGCTTCTGACATACATTCGCCTTGTCAGTGGAACCGTATGGCTCCTTGACAAGTTTCGCCTTGTACATCACGTAAATGATAGATAACATCGTTGCGCCTAGAACGAATATACGAGGATCCCGACGAATCACGAATAAAACACACATGGTGTAAATAATAAAACGTGAAGCCGAATTGATCCTATCCTCTGGTGTTTGTTTGCTGTTAGGCCAGAACTCTAGAATTTTTTTATTACTGACAAGTTGTTGAGGATCTTCGAACCAAACTTTCATTTTAATATAGATGAGGTTTATTTTTTGGGGAGACGGCGAGTACCATTCTTTTTAGGAGTACCCAAATTCATATCTCCCATACCAGACATCATACCAGACATAGAACCCATCATTTTCATAAGTGCATCCTGGTTAATGTCACCACCGTCACCTGAAGCCATCTTATCAGCCACATCCTTGGCCATAGCCTCAATGGCGGTGAGAGTATCCTCGGGTACAGATTGGATGGTGGTTCCTAGAATGTACAAAGTTTGGAGATACTGCCAAACGGCATCCTTGGTACCATCACCCATACGCTTCCATAGTTTAATGATATCCAGTTCATTCAAAAAGTCAATATCCTTGGAATGAACGAGGATGAACTGTTCATCCTTGGCAGAGACACTATCCGCGTGGGGTTTAACACTATCCATGAACCCATTAACTATGAGACGAGGACTTGTACTTTTAATAAGATCGAATGAGGTTAACATCTTCTTAATGCTTTTTTCATCTGGAAAAGTCTTGTGCAATTCCACAAGAAATTGCCCCATCATGTCATTAAACGCAGTGACGGACGCCATTTTCTTAATAGTACGGTGTAATCTTTAAGTTAGAAAGGGTCGTTAGAAATAACCTCTTTTTGACCAAGGCCGTTCACTACAATTACATATACGAGAATTGCTACGAGAACAGCTGGTTTGGTGTATTGATTCATTTCTAATTTACCTTCATTATTCAGATACGCTTTCAGGTGAATATAACCCGCTGTTGTAGCACCGGCAATTAGGCCAGCATATACTGGGTCACGTAAATAGTCGGAGAGTTCCATTTAATTATAACCAACTTTTTTTGTACGGTAGTCTGGTGCGTCACCAAATAAAACATCATCTTCCTGCTGAGGCTGAGGCTGTGGCTCCATTGGAGGCTCTTGTGGTGGTTCAGATGTTTGAACGGTTGGTATGGTTTTAAACTCATTATCGAATTCACCTGGCTCCTCCATCTCAGGATTTCCCATTGGCTGCATTTCCTGGAGTTCCTCTGGGGCGGGTTCCATACCACCTTCTGGTTCGGGTTCAGGTTCCCCCTCCCCATCAAAGACGTCAGGATCCTCTGTATCTTGAACATCCCCATCTAAATCTATGTCTCTAGACTCTTGGGACATGTACGTCTGTAAAATCTGTTGAACTGGGATTAACTCCTTCACGGAGTTTTCAATAGCTGTACAGAAACGAGTAGTCAACTTCTCATCTCGGTGGTAGATGCTCTGATCTTCATGGAAAACGTAGGGATCCCTGTAGAGATCCTTGGCGATGTTATTGTAGCAGGTTTGAATGAAAACCTCGTTTGTTGGTAGCTTTAGGGAGATCTTCTTGTTGTCAGCCTTAAGGCGGACCGCAGAGAGAATCTTTGTACAGGCAACAAAGACAGCCGCTAAAAGATCACTAAACCAAGCGCACCGGTTTGCGATGTTATCCGAATGCTGTTTAGACATAGCGTTAGACCAGTTTGGAACCTCTTGGAGTAACTTCTGAAACATCATGAGATGCTTCTTCCCCTTGGAGAGAGTATGAGCCTCCGCATACATATCATTGAAAACATCAATCATAGGTGGACACATAATAATGCACATTTGTCCGAGATATTCCTTCTTCGCCTCGACGAGCACATTCAAATTGTCCATTTATGATTAAGTGGGTTTTAAAATTCAATATTTACTACGCACTTCCCCTGTATTTGTTAGCTATCTTCTTAAGATTCATGAGATTAGGAAAGTCCACGTCATCTTCGGTATAACTTTCACGTTCTTTCTTCTTTTTTGGCACCACCCAAGACACATAAATGTCATATTCACTTATAAGTTGTACAGTGAAGCCACCAAGTTGAAATTGTCTAACAACATAACGAGCGGCGGCCCCTCTATCAAAAACTGGGTATCCTATCAAAATTACTGGAACAGTTAAGAATATCTGTTTATGACCAAGTTCTACACACTGTTTAATCTTCGATGAAAATTGTTCGTAAATTTTTGTATAGATCTCTTTTCGTATTCTTTTTCTCTTATCATCAATTTGTATTATGTCATTGATGTTGATCATTACAATTAGCTCAATTTATTTTTTATCAAATCTAACTCACCAACATTAGGGACTGCACTTTCCTTAACGAGTTTGTAATCGATAAACTCTTTACCCATAGAACCCTTGGTGTACACCTTTACTTTGTCAGGTGCCTGGTCACTGAGGGGTTGAGAACGAAGAGAAATCAACTTAAGTTTTCCATTGCTGATGCTAAAAGTTGATATGACAGCGAAACCGAAGGAGAAACCATCGTTACGAACCACCATGAAAGTGGCTTCATAGAGTTGACCAGTGGTACCCTCATACACCTTAACGGACTGAGTTTCGATGATGTAAGTGGAAAATCCAAGACGCTTGTTCATTTCCTTGTTTGTTTGAAGAACCAATTTCTCCATGGTATCGTGGTCAACTTTACCCTCAATCTGAGAGTAACCGGAGAGATCTGGTCTGGGGTCGTTAAGTTTAACATAATCAACAGGCTTCTTGTACCCTGAGAATCCAAAGGTCTCTGTGAAATTTTCACGCCTGATCATAGTCAGGATGAGTAACATAAGTAAAACACCGATGACGATCTTGAATGAATCCATCTTTACTATAATGCGTTAATTTTTTTTTACAAAATACCCCATATACTAGTAGATGTCTCTGTTGATATATAGCCCGAGGTGTAAGCACTCTATGGATATCGTCCAGTATATCAATGGTAATCAGCAATTGAAACAATTAATACATTACCACAACGTGAACACACAGGGTATACCTCCCCAGTATAAGACTAAAATAAACCGCGTACCGACCATGCTCACCAAGAATGGAAAGATCCTAGTTGGTGGTGAAATAAAAAACTGGCTCGACTCCCTTCTACCCAAAAAGGATATTGAACACGCTGGATTTGGTGGTGGTGTGTGCTCAATGTCAACAATAGATGGAAATGATAGAGATCCGAACATGTTTTACATAGATAACTACGGTCAGTCTCTTCAGCCAGCTATGACAAAGGAACTAGAGGATAAAATAGGTAGAGACGTCAATAAAGGAGAAGTTTATACAGATTTAAAGATGTAACGCGTTTTTTGAATAGTCATGAAATTAGTTTCTATACAAGCCTCAGCCTTTAAGTCTACTTTTGAAGTTTTAAAGGATATTCTAAACGATGTAAATATCTACTTTCGCCCACAAGGTATGTACATAGTTACCCTAGATACGGCGAGGACATCCCTCATTGACCTGTTCCTAGCTGCTGATAACTTTGAGGAGTATCAATGTGATCAAGAGGAGATAATCGCTGGTATTAACATTTCCAACACCTTCAAACTCATGAAAACGATCACAAATAATGACGTCATCAAACTTGAGATTAATTCCAAGGAGTTTATGGATATTGAGATTACGAGTGAATCCAAGAAGACGAGTACTAAATTTCAACTCAAACTCTTGGATATTAACGAAAATAGCATAGAAGTTCCTGATGTTATGATGTCTACTATCACGACTTTACCATCGGCGGATTTCCAAAGACTTTGTCGTGACATGTCCAACCTTGGTTCGGAAATTGAGATTAAGAGGGATGGTAAACTTCTTCATCTTTCATGCATGGGGGATTTCGCAAATCAGGAAACCTCGATTGAGTGCCCTGATGACAGTCCTAAAATCTCGGGTTTATACAGTCTAAAATACTTGAATATCTTTACAAAGGCGACGAGTATGTGTGCGTCTGTGCAAATTATACAAGAAACGGGTAATAGATTCTTAATCTTGAAATATAATGTCGCTAATTTGGGAGAGCTTAAATTTTACCTAGCTACTAAGGTAGCCGAAGATCCGTAGTAAATCCATCTATTGTTTGGATCACCTTTTTCATACCTATTCCATTCATTAAAATGATTCTCGGTAATTCATCCTTTAGGTATTCGGGTTCATAATATAAAAAATCAGTCAGTGAAACCTTTTGTCCATGGAAGTCATTCCTGGGGCCGGCGTACCGTTTCACCTTTTCAGTAATGTTTCTAATTGGCTTATCATCATGGTCAACTATCCAAGCACTACTCAAAGGGATATTAAATGTCATACCAGTTTGTTCTTCTTTACCTGGTGTAAAGTTGATGTCATTGGATACAACGCTGTATATCTTACCGTTGAAATAATACTTAATTCGTAGAATGATGTGCTCAACGTTTTGGGGTATCGTTGTATTTCTAAAATCTTCGCCTGTGACATCTACGTAGAAGTTATCCAATATACCATCCCAATCCTTACTTTCCTTTTCCCAGAACTCATCCTCCACTAAATACTTCATGTCAGTGTTTACTGTATATTCAATTTCTTCTGACACGATACTGTAATCATTTGGAGTAACAAGTTTTTTATAAAAGAAGTAAAGGTTACTTAAAAGTTTGACCAACATCCTTATATAAGAATGGAAGGTAATTTTTTAAGTAGATATAACAACAAGGTGGAAGAATGGACTGAGCTTATTAAGAATGACCCTATAAATAAATCCAAATATGAAAGAGAAATGTCAGATTACATGATAAAGTGTATGCCTTTTATTGAAAGACATATGACTGATGAGACTGAAACAACACACACAGATAACGTATTTAACCTAAAAGAAACGGTCGGTTTAGCTAGGAAAGACATTTTCACTGATTATCTAGTTGAAGTGGAGAATAAGAATATATCTAGACCAGTGGAGAGAACGATTGAGATGTGTTCACACTGTGAATATAGTAATATCATTCTTGTTCAAAATACAAGTGATTTGATATGCGATGGTTGTGGTAGAGTTGTTGCAGCCCATATAAACGAAGAACTTACATATCGTGAAGAGCAAGAGACATCTGAGAAGATTGTAAACTATTCATACAAGAGAGAAAATCACTTTAATGAATGGTTGTCACAATTTCAAGCACAAGAAACAACGACTATACCACCAGAGGTTATGGAACAACTTAGATCAGAACTCAAAAAGATGAAAATCAAAAATCTTGAGGATATTACCCACGCAAAAATACGAGGTCTCCTCAAGAAGCTTCGCCTCAATAAATACTATGAGCATGTACCTTTCATAGCCAATATACTTAGTGGTATTAAACCGCCAAATATGCCATCGGAGTTGGAGGAGTGCCTACGTTTAATGTTCAAGGATATCCAACGACCATTTGATGATAATTGTCCAACCGAAAGAAAAAACTTTTTGAGTTACTCTTATGTACTCTACAAGTTCTGTGAGCTTCTTTCCGAAGATGAATATCTTCAATACTTTCCATTGTTAAAATCAAAGGAGAAACTTTATCAACAAGATGTCATATGGAAGAAGATCTGCCACGACCTCAAGTGGGAATTTATTCCCACAATATAGTAGATGGCAGTCATTTTTATGCTCAGTACCAATGGATATCTCAGTCAACATGGATACGTAGATGTCAAGAAGAAAACCAAACTTTCTAGACATCGTGCGTTGATGCGAGTTTTCCGTTCAGGTGAATCACCATTACGTTTATTTCGAAGACTTCATGCACTCGTGATTCTTTTCAAAAACAAGGATCCTAAACTTTCCAAAATCTTCAAAGGGGACAGGGATTGGGTTAAGAAAAAGTTGATGTAGAAAAAGATCTTTATCTTCTAAAAAAGATTTTTCGAAAAAATAATATTGAAATATATTAATGTGGTTACTCTTAGGATTAGCACTTTTGATGAACACTCTTGTTGGAAGATTCATATCTAGGGTACGGGGTGAGGGTTTTGGTGGAAAAATTAGAGATGTTGGATTTGATTTTTTACCTGATCTCACCAAATACGAATTCCTTCATGATGTGACGTTGATTGTACCTCTAATTCTTTTGGTTCTTAATTGGAACAGGATTAACCAAAATGGGTACATATCCTTCTTGACAGCTATGTATTTCATGAGGGCTCTCTCAAATATGGTGACCCAATTCCCTCGTGCAAAGTCTAAACCGTGTAATGAGGGTAGCCCACTTTCCAACTGTAACGATTACATGTTCTCTGGGCACACCACCTTCAACATAGTCACTTCGTACTTCTTGAAGAATGGTATGTTCCCCATTTATCCCATACTTTCATCCCTCACAACAATTTCTACGAGGGCACACTATAGTGTTGATGTTCTTATGGCTTGGATTATCTTTTTCGCGCTTAAGTCCAGGATTAAAGGATAAATTATAAACATAAACAATGACATCCAACGACGAACAACTCCTGTTCGCGCTTTATGAATTTGAAAATGCGCGTCCACGTGTACTTTCTTACCTAGATCGGGCCTATGAAGATCCAGCAGTTCAACACTGTGTAGATCAAGCTAAACATCATCTAAAATTGGTACACGAACTGCTGGAAGGAGCTGTGTTAAATCCGCAGACACATTACGATGATGCTCGTACATTTTATCAAACGCTTTGGAAAGTTCTCCCTCTGATGACTTTAATGCAATCTTTCGAACTTCCACTTCCCGACCCGGTTGAAGAGGGAAGTTCACCAGATACGCCGTCCTCAGTCCTGTCAAGTCAAGATATTTTTGAGCTTGTAACTCCATCCCATCAGTCAGAGCCCTAATAGCTTTTAGTTCTACTATTGTAGTGTCATCTATGATAATATCAGCTCTCAATTGTCCAACTACATGACCCCTAAACCTGACCAATATATGTCTCTCAGATTCATATGGAACTCTTTTCTCCCTTAGATACACTTCAGCAGCATTGTGATATACTCTCTCACTGTAACCAGGACCCAGTTCAGAATATATCTCCTTCATCATATCTTCTATATTTATAGACATCATCTATAAAGAAATGTATAATTTTCTCTATATATGTTAAGATGTCTCAGAACAATAACGCATTGGAAAGGATGAAACGCAACTTACGTAATGTAAGTCGTAAGGCTGCGTTGAATACTGGACGCTTCAAGTTGGAGCGAGCATTGAAGAGGTTGAAAGCGGTGCCTATCACGTCCGAGCGTCACCAGACAGCCGCCAAGAAAATTCAAAAGGCTTGGAAAGAACTCAACAAGTCTAAGATTCCAAAATACAAGGAAGAAAAGACTAAGAGATTGGCGAACGAAGCTAATCAATTACTGAAAAATATTCAAGCAATCAATCTTAACAGAAATCTTAACAATATTACAACACGGATAAATAAACTCAATATGACAAACAAAAATAACAATGGAAATGTCATCATGGGTAATGCGGCACCCGTCCGTAAGAAGAAGCGTAAAAGTGCCAACAGCAACAGCAACAGCAACAATAACCAAACACGAGCTTACAGGAAGAGACAAGTCAATCTACCTAATATAAACATTGGTGGTGGAGGCATGGGCTGTGGATACGCGGGTATTCCAAGGTATATGCAAAGAGCACAAGAAAGATTTGACAACGCGAATGTAGTTTCAGCCTTCCTAGACTACACTATCGCCACCGATCAACACGGTATATTGAAGAATATATCCAAAATATTGAACAGACGTGGTGCGGCAAATACATCTTCTAGAATTTCCGTGGGTAAGCAAATTCACTTCTTCATGGTTGGTATACGGGATGTGGACAAGGCACACGCAATCAGTGTCTTAGTTGATCCCGGTGTTCATACGAATGAATTTAGGATGTGGGTATTTGACCCCCATGGTCAGGATTCTAGGGGTTCTATTTGGGGTACAACTATGCGTCAAAAGGTAGTACCAATCATTAAGGATTTATGGGGTTCAAACTTCGCGGTTAGATACTACAATGGTCCCAACTTACAAGCGGACAATAATAGGGGTGTCTGCACAACCTTCTACGTTACTTTCATGGACTACATCCGCGCCCTCATAGCTGGGGAAAACATCAATGGGATAACTCGTTTTGCGGCACAGGACTCTACCGCCAGAAGAAAATACTTCTTAAATTTCCCTCCCGAAATTAAGAGTTTAGTTGTAGTTAAAAACAAAACGCGATAAAGTCTCAGTGTATAACAGGTTAGTGTCAATGAAATTTAGACTCATGCGCCCAAATATGGCGATAAGAAAGAAGAGAATAAAACTTTCTCGTGAAGTGGTTCACGATTTGAAAGAAGTGAGTAAATTATCTTCTTCCAAACAATGGGAATTTGCAGGCAATATTGAGTACAAAAATTTCAAGTTTAGTAAACCAAATATTGTTACATCAAAAAAACGGAACCGTGTAGAAGGTCCTGAAATTGACGAGGTTTGGTATTCTGAAATGTCATTTCATACACATCCAGGTATCGGTCATCATGATGGGACTGTATGTCAGAATACACCAATATTCGCAACTCTCCCCAGTAATGCGGATTTTGATGCATATATCAAAGGGTTTCCTGAAATGCAAGTCAATATAATTTGTGACTCACATGGATATTACGTTATTAACATCCTTAAATCAGCGTACATGAGAGCATCACCCTTACCTGAGGCTGTACACGAATATATGAGAAAGGTACGCAGTAAGCCGTTCATGCGTATATGTGTATTTTCCGATAATGGAATTGAATATTTTCAAACCACTGTAAAAAACTGGAAAAGAGAAATTAATGAGTACATCGACCCAGAAATGATGAAACTTTTTGGAGTATCAATTCGTTATTATGGATATGACGATGATCCCCCAATTGTTACTGTCTATCGGGATATAGACGTAGTATAGCATCTTCTAATTCATCCACTTCATACCAAGCCCAATGACATTCGGATGAGTCCTTGTCAATCTTACAAATTTCCTGTGCTTCTTTTATCGCTTCAGTAAAACGAAAACGAAGTCTCAGATTCTCCCTAATTGGTCTCACCTCTACGATACTTGGTCTCTGATACATATTCTCAAGAACATTCCGTCGAGTCTTTGCTAGTTTAATCTTGTAAAGACTGTTTTCAGAGAAGGTGGCTACACATTTCATTTAATATATGAGGGTATTAAAGTTTTAAGTCTATATATAATTATAGGATGCCCTATAACGTTGAAGCTTGTAATTTCAAGTACCGGGTCTCTTCCCTTGAGAGGGTTGTCGATGGTGACACAATTGATGTAAATATTGATCTAGGTTTTGACGTGTGCACAAAGCAGCGTGTTCGCCTTCTAGGGATTGACACACCAGAGTCCAGAACCCGTGACCCCGAAGAGAAGAAGTTCGGTCTTCTATCCAAGAAGAAGCTAAAGGATTGGTGTCTCAAGGCTGTCGCATCTGAGAAGGATGACGTGGAGATCGAGCTCAGATGCCCAGAGGCTGATTCCAGGGGTAAGTTTGGACGTGTATTAGCTGAAGTATGGGTGTGTGAAGATGGTGCGTGGACTAATGTGAACAAGTGGCTAGTTGATGAGGGATACGCGGTTCCATATGGAGCTGAGAATAAGGCTCTCGTCGAAGGACTTCATCTTGAAAATCGTAAGAAGCTTATTGAGCGTGGTGAAGTCACAATTTAACGCTTTTGTCTTCGTACATAATAAATTACGAAAATAATGATTAAAATGGAAAAGAGTATGATTTGATCTTCAAACACGTAATCTAATATCATATTTGGGTTGGCTAGTAAATATGTAAGATCACTTCGATTAAAAATTTGAGTGAGAGACATGTTGATACCGTGCCCTTGTGTAGCATGCCATGACCACGGTGGAATCATGAGACTGTCACCAGGTTGAAGAGTTACTTTATATATTTTCATTTTGCTATGGTCTAATTGAAAGAAATCCTCCTTAGCAAAATTAGATTTACCCATGTGAAAGGTGCTATTTTTATGGATATTCGGGTTATCATAATTGTTAAAAATATAAACCGTTTTACTTCCAAATAACTGGTTTAGTACAAAATCTGAATTCACATGTAGATGTAAACCACTCGCATGATCTTTTCCCAAATACAACATAAGCGCCTCAACCTCTTTAGGTTCGGTATTTGGATTTCTTAATGCTTCTAGTGTTTTTTTTGGTATTCTCTGTTCAAATAGATCAACTTCTGCACAATACAAACGAGGTGATAGATCCCGTTTCCAATGTTTAAATAGTTTTGGTAGAGTGCTTTTACCCATATCTGCGGAGGTAGTTTCTGTTTCATGTGTATCGTAAATTTCTACGGGTAAAGAAACATTTCCAAACATACCGACTATCTGCTTAGTGTTCATCTTGATCGCTGTAGGTTGATACAATCCACGTATTACAGTTGGTTCTTTGATGTTATCCATGAGTAGCGTCTTCTTTTCCTCTGATGTCATGTTACCATAGATATATGTAGGTAAATCAAGGTATGAACTCATCTGTAATAAGCAACATATTAAAGTTTTGATATATATACACAAGTATGCTATGTAGACGACGGTTAAAAATAAAATTTCCGTTTAAAATCAGACCTCGTTTATACATGGTGGTAAAGGTTGAAGAAACTATCATAAAACGAAAAAAACGCCGTAATCGTAAACGGAGAAGAATGAAAACAAAATTAAAGAAAAAGAAGGTAAAACGTATAAATGAGTTTTACTTCGTTCTTTAGAATTTTCGGTAAAAAGGTGGTTAGGAAAGCACCTGTTCGCGTTATTGGTGAAAAATTGTGGTACCGTGGTCACAATCTGAGATATATCCAGAAATCTTGGACTCGTGGAGAAAATCTCAGAAGTTTAAAGAATTAATAAGATGGTCTGTTAAGATGTTTGACTGTTTGACTAAGAGACGACTCTCTAAAGTGGATGATTCTATTCCAGTTTTCAGTCTAAATAACTATAGGGGTTACGCTAGAATAACCAGTGTATATGACGGTGATACTTTCAAGGCGTGTATCATTCTTGATGGGCGGGTCAGAAAATTCATCTTTAGAACTCTTGGATATGACGCCCCTGAGATGAAACCACGACTGATAATTGATAATAGAGATCAATATATACAAGATGCTATTCTAGCGCGAGAGATGTTTAAGGAGGAGTTGGGTTTTGATTCTTCTGCACCACATCAATGGTGGAATCCATTCATGTGTAGAAATAAAGTCAATGGGTGGGTATGGGTAGAGTGTTACGCGAATGATAAATATGGTAGAACCCTAGTTAATGTGTTCAAAACTAAACCGTCATGTGATATAATAGATCCAACGTCGGTAAATGATATCATGATTAATTCGGGTTTGGTAAATCCATATGACGGTAAAACGAAGAAACAGTTTATATAGAGTAGGGGTATTTTCTCACCCATAAATTACAAATCCATTTATCACCAGACTCTACAGGTTTCCCGCCATGTAAAGCTTTGGATGTTATGAAATTATAGTTATCTAATGTATCAAAAAAGAGTACATCTCCAGCATTAAGTTTATAGGATTTGTTGAGATTTGGAAATGTTGTTTCACCACCCCTATATCCATCATTTAGTGCTATGATGAAAGTGTGTACCCTCATATTATCATCACCTTTGAATGCGTCTTGATGTGGTTTGTAATGACCACCCGATTTATATTTGAGAACTTGTAACTTTTCACAATTGGTTATAGGTCTATCTGTGTGTTTCAAACACCTATTTATCACGTTACGGACGACTTTATCATCTTTATCTAACCACGCAGTTTCACTCTTACGAATGTTCTCGTCTACCATTTTGTTGTGTGAGATTGTAGACGTTTCGAGTTTATTTGTAGCTTCACTTATGATATGACGTCTTTCCGACTCGGATAAAAAGTTTCTCATTACTATGGGTTCTGGATAACTTGGTAACAAGTATAGAATGAGTAAAATAAGTGCGACCACAATTAATTTACCCTTCATCTTAATATTTACAGATAAAAGTTTTTTGGTGTTACACAGTTGTATCTTGTGCGAATATTGGTGAAAACTTCATTCGCATATAAAAATAACTTCTTTATCATATCAATGATTTCAGTTTCACGTTCTGGATCAATAATGAATTGTCTAAGAAGGTCACCACCAGAATGAGTCAACATCTCATATATGCTTGATAGATCTATCATCTTGTCTTTGAACTTTTCCTGTCTTTGTAAGAAGATCTTAAAATCTTTCTCATCTAGTTCATTTAACATATAAGACACTCTGAGACTTAGATTATTTACAGGTTCTACGTCTATGTACATATTTTCGCGTTCTGCGTAGAATATATACGAGGCTAAATTCATTATATCATTAGATGAACCAACCTCTCTCAACTCACGGTACGTGGGTATGCCACCACAAGGAATGTCACCGTGTTCCCTAGATGTTCCACCTTTTCGTTTAAATTCTATGTAATGTGGATTATGGATACGTCCAGTTACAATCTCACCCGTACGCCAGTCAAATGCTGTATGGCAATCTGGACACCACATCTGAGCACAACCACTCGTTTTATGTATAACAGTACCACATTTGGGACACGATTTACTGTCTTTATTTAGAAGCTTCATAGTTTTTACTGTTTCTGGGTTACATGTATGATCCTCTGTTAACAATTCGTTACAATCACGACAAAATCTATTACTGCACAAACCACAGAAATATTCTTCGTTTAAGAACCCTTTACATTCTTCATGTGGACATTTACGTATAAATTTAGTTGGTTCATTATGAAATGTATCTGTTGAATTTCTCAATCGTTCTAATTGTATATAGATAGCCTCTAGATCACGGTGAAACTCTAATATAGCTGGGTGATTTTGTAAATCTTCATTCGTGACTGGGAAAGATATGTGATTTCTTTGATAGAGTTCAATTAATGAATTACGTAAACGTCTAGCCTCTCTACGTAATTTTCTTATAGCTATCACCCTTTCCACTTCTTTTTGACTTTGGGGCATCAGAGCCTTTTCTCGTTCAAATAATACATTTTCACGGTGACGCCTGAGTTCTGTACGCCTAAAATACTTGGTACAGAAAGAATCTACAAATTCACGATTCCATAGAGTTTTGCATCCCATACAATGAGGATCTTCTATGCTTGAGAGAATATACTTTTGGGAACAAGAACGGCAACTAGTTAAATCACAAAAAGGGCAATCAACTTTTTTGTGATTTATCTTGTTAATCTTTTCACAACACACGTCGCATGTAGCCATTAACTTAAAGGAAGTTTATATCTTTAACTGATTATTGACAATCTACAAAACTACTAACTAACTCCATCGCGTCATCTCGTCCATAAATAGTTTGAGTGAAAAAGAGAGTCATCTCTGCTTGCCCATATGACAAGTATGTATCTCGGTACTTTTCATAAATTGAAGCAAGATCATCGAGATTATCATCACACCATTCCACAATATCTTTATCAGTCATATCCCGGTGAAGACCTTGTTGGATGAAATCGACAACCTCGTCACTGAGAGGCATGTCGGTAATCACGGTGCAATCGTCGTCGGGGTGATTCATTTTTT